TGGATGCTGCACGATATTCCAACCGAGCTTAGACTTGCTCTCTGCCATCTCTTCGCGTATGAAGCGATAGAGCTTTCTGGAGAGGTATGCCTCGTTGCTCTCCGCTCCGATGCCGCTGATCACTTTAGACATGCGAAGAAGGCCAGCCTCGGTTAAGACCAGCAAGTCTCCACCGAAGTTAGTGACAAAATTTCGGCCAGCCGGAGTTGAGCCGATATACCACGACCCCTTCATGCCGAAAGCTGCCGCGTTGCTGGGATCAGTTCCCTGATACACCAGTGCGTCGCCGCCTCGGCTAAGGGCCACGAGTTAGTCGTTGATGCCCGAACCGCCCTCTACGGTCCAACTCCATACTCCGATGAGGGAGCCGCCGTAACTGAACTTAGGACCAAAGTCAAACGCAGTAAGGGCTCCGCTAACCTGTCCAATGGGGAGGTAGTAAGCGACTGCCTTATCGCGGACAGTAAACCAGATGCGATTCTTCCACACCATCACGTTGACTATTTGGTCAGGATTGAACGCCGACCCGCCAAGAGTTAAGTCTGGTATCGCTGCCCAAGTATTCGTATCTTCCTCGTAACGGAAGCCACCATTGGCCTCGTCCGCGTAGAAGAGGTATGAGCCACCGATGGCTACGAACTCAATAGACGTGCCCCATCCAGCATTTCCAGTCGTGGTGGTGAACTGCACTTTCTCCACCGGCGTCGCCGGAACTGTGATATCGTAGATGCCGTTATTCGTCGTGCAGAAGAATTTGTTCTTGCTACCGTCGTCTTTCGTGCCCCGATAGCCTAGGATGGTGCGCACATCCACGGAGTCAGGGATTAGGGCGGAGTGTGCTACGTATCCTTCTCGCACCCGCAGTCCGTACTCCGCTGGCAGCAAGTTGATGCAGTAAACAGAGTCATTTGCCGACATCGCTGCCAGCGAGTCAAGCGAATTCACCCCACCAGTCGGCGCTGGGAAGGGTATGCCTGTAGTCGTCTGCTTCATCAGCTACCAAACCCCGAGTCCGGAAGGTTCTCATTATCGATGAGGCGAGGCCCGTAGCCCGACTTCGCTACATCGAGCGTCTCGGAGGGGCGGTCGCTACTAAGGACAGAGTCCAGAATAGTGGAGAACTCCTGGAACGCGCCAGTGGCGTCGAAGCCCTTAGCCCTTAGAAACTTGAACACCAGCATACGCGACGCCAGTACAGACTCAAACAACACGATGTCGCCGGGGTCGTCTACCTTGTCCTTATAGACGTCGATTTGCGTACCAGATAACACCCACGCGCGAGTGCGATACTCGTAAGCGAGGACAGTTCCGGCGGGAATGGCGTCTACGGGGATAACAAACTTACGGCGAGCTAACCGGAAAATGGCCTGGAACGTGAGGGAGGGATTCTCCCGCGCCCACATGGTCCAAGTTTGCGGAGTAACAGATCCGTAGAGGGGCCAGTTGGAACCGCGGTTCCACACCGTGCTCTCCACCACAGAGAGAAAGTCGTCGGGCAGGTCATACTCAGACTGACCCGCCACGACGGTGATTGTCCCCTCCCGCACCGCCATGTTCCACTTTGGCATCAGCGTAAGCTCCCGACCACAAATGGTCAGGAGCTTGATCAACTGCTTAAACGCCGGGTCTGGACTAGAGAACGGAGCGGTGTTGGCCGTCAGCCCGACTTCAACTGCGGCAGTGTTGATGATCTCACTCGCTGATTCAAATCGGGCTACGTTCGCCATTACTCTTCCTCAGGTTCTGCCAACTTAGCTTCGAGATCGGCAATGCGGCGCAGCAGCTCATCGACGTCGGGCTTGGACGCCTGATCCAGATAAGCACGAGCTTTCTGCTTCAGGTCCGTGAGGCCGGGGAAACGACCACAGATGTCGTCACTAACCTCGGCCAACTGCTCAACTGTGATAATCTTCACATACTTGAGCTCGTCTACCATCGTGCGCTTGACCCACACCATCTCCGACAGCGGGGTGCCGATAATCGGGTTCTCCACGCCCTTCTTGAACAGGTCGTAGTGACGCGGGAACCGCTGACGGTCGTGCTGCGACACAGGTCGGTTGACGATGTTGGTGTCGTTGCCGGGGCTGCGAATCTCCACGTACTCTTTCTCGACGTAGATCGGTCGGCCAGCTTCGGCGCTCTTAACTTGGTCTTCCACGGAGTTCAGGTAAAATCGCACCCAAACCTTCTTGTCGTCCGAGTATCGGTCCTCGAACACCCTCGGGTCAAAGTCTGCTTCAGCTCTCATCTCGTTCTCCTTATAGTATTGGATTAGGACGCCGGGTCGCGGTCTGTGTCGTACTTGAAGTCAGTACCGGGCGAGCCGCCGATGCGACTACCGCCCAAAGAAGCGTGGTCAGCGCCGCGCAGGCCGATGCCCTGAGTAGCGAAGCCAGTCGGGTTGTTAGACGTGTCGCTGTCGAACACGATTGGAACAGCGGTTTCTTTCGGGCTTGCAAAGGTCGCAGCCATGTTTATCTCCTATGAACAGAAAGGTTGGATGAATCGTCGTAGGCGTCCGCCCGTTCCCGTTTCCGGGATGGGTGTGAAGTAGCCATCGCCAGTACCATCGGTAGAGACTCCACCAGACGCTTGCACGATGATCGTGTGGCTGCGAGTTGCTGAGCCACCGGACGTCAGTCCGCCAGTCGCAGTATAAGCAAACGCCCGAGCGATTGCAACGGTCGCTGCACCACCTGTCGACGCTCCGCCGGACGCTGTATGTCCATACGCCACGACATCTAAGAATTGGACCGTCGCTGCGCCAGCAAGAGTTCCACCACCAGACGCTGCATAACTCTTGTTCTTGAACGCCGTCGCCGCGCCACCAGTGGAGGCCCCACCAGACGCTGTATGCGGGTGATCTACACCGCCGACGTTGAAGCTGGTGGAGGCCGCGCCACTGAGCGCTCCACCGCCGGACGCTGTACGCGACCAGTTGCGGCTGACAGTAGACGTTCCGCCCGTCGCCGCGCCGCCTGTCGACGTATGAGCGTAGGCAGTCGTGTCGAGGAACGACGTAGTCGCCGCACCGGAGAGCACGGCTCCGCCAGTGGCAGTCCCAGCCCACGAGTGAGTCCAGGAACGGGTGGCTGCCCCACCTGTAGACGCACCGCCCGAGGCTGAGTGACTTTTTGCTGTGGTCCTGGCTACGGTCGCCGCGCCACTAGTCGCCGCGCCCCCGCTTGCGGAGTGAGTAAACTCGTTCGTTCCGGCGGCCTGATAGCTGGCACTCGCTTGACCACCAGTGAGCGCCCCGCCAGAGGCTGTACGATCCCAAGCATGGGTGAATGCTAGAGTCGCAGCGCCACCAGTCGCAGCGCCACCAGTCGCAGTCTGGGACAGCCCACGGATTACCGTCGCTGCGCCGCCCGTAGAGGCTCCCCCTGTGGCGGAGTGAGCATACGCCACAAGATCTAGGAACGAGACAGTCGCCGCACCGTTGAGCGCCGCCCCGCCAGAGGCTGAGTACGCGAACGCTATCGTGCGAGCTACAGTCGCCGCACCGCCAGTCGTTGCTCCGTCAGAGGCTGAGTGTGTCTGACCGCGGATTACCGTCGCTGCGCCGCTGGTCGTGCCACCACCAGAGGCCGAGTGCGGATAGTCAGTACCGCCAGCATCTAGCTGAGCGGTAGCCGCTCCAGACAAAACTGCGCCACCAGACGCCGAATGAGAGAATGCCGAAAGATCTACGCCCAGACCATCAAATATCGTTACATTCGCGTTGTACGTCAGATTATCGAAATATGTCGCAGACGGAGTAAGGGTGGAGTCTGCATAGTACGAGCAGGTCGCAGCCCCGCCAGAAGTCGCACCACCTGTCGCCGTGTGCGAGTAGGAGTTGAGAGAACTGTCGTATTCGGTCGTCGCCGCGCCAGCCGCGAGCATCCCACCAGTAGAAAGGAATGCAAATGCGACAGTGCGAGCCAGAGTCGCTATGCCGGAGAGCAGACCACCAGAAGAGGCTGAGTGAGTAAATGCTATCGTTCTACTGACGGTAGCTTCGCCAGACGATGCCATGCCGCCAGAGGCAGAATGAGTGAACGCAGCAGCTTTAGACGCCGTCGCCTCGCCACCTGTCGTACCACCGCCGGAAGCCGTGTGCGAGAATTCGTTGATTGACTGTGGGCGCAGGACAACTGTCTCTGCGACCCACGAATCAGTAGCGCCAGTCGTTCCACCTGCTGTGATGGCAGCGGGGTCATATTGTCCAGAGCTCCATCCGGTGTAGTAGCCGGAGCCGGACATGGAGTCGTAGGTATCAGCGGTAGTGCCGCCGAGCCAATCTTCTGAGAAGTCTGTGGGGGCCGTGAATGCAGTTCCAGTACCGGCAGCAGACGAACCGAGCCACAAAATCCACGCGCCAGCAGTTGTCGGAGTAATCGCTCCGGGGTTCGGACGACCAGAAGCCGTACCACTGGCAAAGACGGTCGTTACATCTAACGGAACGCTGGGGTCAACTCCACGAAAAACGTGGACTTCCCATCTCTGCGCGTTGCGAGCATTACCTGACGACGGAATAGTGATCGACGTGTCAGGCGTCGACGTCATGAACTTGTACGAGTACTGCTGATACGAGTAGTTCGCTACACCCGTATTAGACCGAAACGTACCATTCGTCCAGCCGGAAATCGCCAGCGTTGTCGGGGCGTAGCTCGACCCAGAGGCAGCAGCGACCTTGATGAATACAAGATCGCCCTCGGCTGGAGACGAAGCAAGACCACCCGTCAGCGTCCCTGACAGAGACTGCGAGCCAGTCGCAACAGAGCCAACCCGACCGCTGGCTACTCCGCCGACGTATTGCAGAGCCATGAGGCTAGGGGGCCGAAGCCCCCTTCCCCTTAGTCAAGCGTCAACTGGAGGGTCACGGTGATCGTGTCACCGTTGTTCTGCACGTTGAACGGAGCGCCGGTGAAGCGCTCGCTCCACATCAGCGTCGTGCCTGCCGCATCCGTGATGTAGTAGCCGTAGACGTTGCCCAGAGCACCCGTGAACGTGAAAACCTGAGCACCCGAGTCGTATGTCGCCACTGCCGGGTCGGCATTCGTGACAGTCCACGAGCCGTCCGTAAGCGTCTTATCGGCGTATCCGTTGCCAGAGGCGACAGTGTACGTTGCGACGGTGTCGCCCTCGGCGGGGGTGACGTCGTTGGTGTAGAGTTTGAGGAGCAGGTTGCCAGTCGCCACATCACCCAGAGCGCGACGAAGCAACGTCTGTGCGCCAATCGTTGGAACGTTAAGAGCCATTTTCGTTTACCTCATGCGTCCTGGACGAGTCCAGTACAGTGAAAGTTGACAAGACCATTGGAAGAAGAAACCCGGACAACGGCCCCCGCCGCGACCATCAGGGGTGCCGTGGCTGTGGAGTCGTTGCCGGGAAGGGGGACGTTATAGATGACGTACTGACTAACGTCGTCAGCAGCGCCACCGGGGGCGATGCTGACTTTGACAGCCGTGGCGTCAGCCGAACGGTTAGAGCAGATGACACGAAGCGTAGCTCTCTTCGCAGCCGGGACAGTGTACAGATTGGTTAGCTGTCCTGAGCTGGGAGACAGAGACACAAAGGCGTGAACGCTCATAACTGCAGAAAGACGTTCAATGCCTCAGTGTCTTCTTTGGCTTCCTTCAGGCCCACCACATCCTCCTCCTCGATAACGACTTCATGCTCTTCGTTAGGAGAAGGAGAATCGTAGGTGTGCCTGACGTAGCCCATCACTGCGAGGGAGTAGATCCCTTACCGAGAGGATAGACCACCGCTGGTTCCTCGACTACTTTCTCGGCTTCGGTCTCTTCGGGGGCTTCTTGCAGGCCATCCTCGATCTCCTCTTCCTCGTGCTCTTCGTGAACTACTTTCTTGCGAGCCATCTAGTTCTCCTTACGCCGCCGAGGCGTCATCCACGAACGGGTACATGATCTCCACTTCGGCAAAGCCAGCCGCAGGAGTACCGTCCGCCGAAGCGAACTTCGCGTTCTTCACGCGATCACCCGCTACGACGGCATCGTCGACCGTTCCACTCGCCGCTCCGTAGACCAGCGCGTTGTCAACGACCGTACCCGCCTTCGCAACCGCCTTGCCGTAGATCTGGTACCAACCGAACTGATTGGCGACGCATGCCGACATGGCGATTGCCACCGGGCCGATCGAGTTGGCCGCAAACAGAGCCGTGGAGTGATCGTCCTGGTTGAACACCACCAGCGAACCGACGACGGTGCTGACGACGCCCTTGAGGTAGATGAACTCACCCTCGCCGTAAGTGGGGTCAGTTGCCTGAACCCGCGAACCGAGAGGCATGAGCTGAACCGTGCTGTTGACCTCGATGGCCTGAGGCACGATGTACGGAGTATTCTTGAACTGAAAAGGCATAGGGTTCTCCTAAGAGTGGGGCGGCTCGCAACCGCCCCGACCCTATCAGTTGACGTCCAGACGGCCCTGGAACTGCCGACCCGACGTGGTCAGGTTGCCAGCCCATGCCAGGATCTGCACTTCCGCGTCCTGGTTGATCGCATACCGCTTGTTCGGCGACAGCGAGACCATGTTGCGGTCACGGTGCGGACGATAGTGGAGGTACTTGGTATTCAGGAAGAACGCCGTTCCCTGCGGGCAGAACCCGCCGATGCCACCGTCCAGAACCACGTCGCAGTCCATGTACTTGATGGACGGGAAGCCGAGGCCACCCGTATCAGCACTCGTGAACCGCTGGTTCGCCTGGAGGGAAGCGAGGTAGGCCAGCCAGACCACGCTATCGCAGACGATGAGGTCCGGGCGCTCCGTGCCGCGCACCAGAGTCGACCACAGAGCGTTCATGTCCGCCGCAAGGGTCGTGGTGTTGCCCACGTTCTTGATCTTCGACTGCCAGAACGTCCACGTCGCCTGCGCGATGCCACCGTAGGTCGCCACAGCCGTCGGGTCCAGGGGAACCGCCGCATTCAGGCCGGTGATTTCCTTGCCGCCCGAGCCGGTGCCGTCAGAGTAGAGGCCGCCGCAGATCAGGTTCGCCATCGTGGACTCGGCCACGTTGATGCGCTGCTCCAGCAGGTCGATGAACGCTTCCTTACCGGAGTTCTGGAGCTGCTCCAGGCCGGAGATCGTGACCGGGCAGGCAGCCTGCTTGAAGTCGTACTGAGCAGCCGACAGGACGTCCTGCGCCGCGACCGGCAGCAGGTCATAGCCCGAGTACCATCCGGCGTTGCCGTTCTCAGCGAACGACAGCTCCTCGTAGATCAGGCGTCCGCCGGAGACGGTGCGGATGTTGCCGCGCTGCTCGAGCTTCTTGAGCAGAGCGTTGTTCTTAGTGACGTTGTCGGCGATGCGCCGCGACCGATTCTCGATGGTCGTGGCGATGATATCGCTCACATTTGGAAATGCCATGAAAAGTTACCTCAAGTTGAAGAAATGAAAAGGCCATTTGCTCCGAACTTGAGGTTTGCTTCCCGAAGGCTGAGCATCCTAGTTCTGGGGCTGATTATACGCTCGTTCTTAGCGATTTGCAACACTCGCAAACGCGCTCTCGATGTCATCCCGCAAACTGCCTGATTTACCAGTCGGTCCGCCCTGCGGGGGAGGAGAACTTGGCAGGCTCGCAGCCGCCTCGCGCTTCTTCGCCGCCGCAGCCGCTTTGCGAGAATCAATGACTGATTTCACTTCAGGGGTCAGTAGCACAGCCTGATCGTACGCCTGTTTCAGCGTTATGCTGCGACCGCGCTTGGTTGCCACTTCCATGAGGTCAGCCATCGTCTCTCGCACATCGTCGAAGAACTCATTCTCGGGAGCCGCTGCGAATGCCTCGATCTCAGTCATGACCTCGCTACCGGTCGCTTCCTGTCGCTTTTGTTTCAGCGATTTGACTTCGCTGATGAACTCGTTGACAGGCTGGAGTCGCTGGTCAAGAAGGCGCTGAAGCTTACTGTCCTCGTCGGGAATATCTTCCCCGACCAGCGCAGCATCCAAGGCATCGATCGGAATCCCGAAGTTCTTCACCATGTTGGCGACAAGCTGCGCCTTCTGTACGGGAGACCCCATACGAAGCATCGCAGCCGTGGCAAAGAGCTCGCTCGCCGCAGTAACCGGATCACGGTTCTCAGCCCGAATCATAGCCTCGAATGGGCGAATTGACTCGGTGAAGTGCTCCGCGAGCTTGCGTTGCTGCGCGGTCTGCTGAAGCGTAAGAGTGATCTCACGCTCGCGGCGAACGACTTCCTGCTGCACATCTGCAGGAAGTTTGGACCAGTGCTCCCGAGAGGCTGGCTTCCAGCTTTCGGGCGCTCTGGTTGTAGGCCGAGGTTCAGGCGGCGGCTCTTCCGGTTTGGCTTCAGTTTGAGCAGCAGTCTGGTCCGGCGTGTCCTTTTCCGCCTGAACCTCAGTTTCTTTGTCTTTTACGAACCGTCCTTTTTCTCCGCGCTTTCGCTCACCAGAAGAGTCGGCAGTGGGCTCATCGGCTCCTGTCGACTTTTCGGTGGGCGCGGTATCCCGTACCGGCTCCGAGGGGTCCGTTTTGGATCCCCCTGTTTCCTCTGATGCGGCTGGAGCGGGGGTGGTCCCCACTTCTTCATATGCCGCCTCCAGCGTTTCTCTCAGTGTTTCGTCACCCATGTCTGCTTCTCCTATTTATTGCGTCAGCGATGTCTCGCTTACGTTGTTCGCGCTCTCGTTGGTCGCCTCCAGAGAAAAAGGCCTCGCGCTCTTTGGCCTGCTCTCTCCACGCTCCTTTGAAGTCGTCAACCGTAGTCAGGTTGTTCCGCTTCATGTATTCGCGGTGTTTCTTCCGGGAGTCAATCACCGTTCCGTCCGGTGCCGTGAACGGGCTGCCCGAGTAAACGCGGTCGCTAAAGCGCCAGCCGTCACCAGAGCCATCCACACGGCGAGGTCCAGGACCCTCGACCATCTCTCCAAGAGTCTCATCATAGTGGTATGTCTTACGCACCATTGTTCTTGCCCTTCGGCTTCTGCGACGCCTGCTTGGCCTTGATCTTAGCCATCTCTGAAGCAGATTGAATCTTCTGCTGTCCG